TGAAATGAAGAAAAGTTTTTCGAATCTCGAAAAACAGATTCAAATGTATGACCGATAATCTTGATGAATTCGAAGAAACCCCTATTATGGTAGAACCACTTATTCTCGAAATATATCTCAACAATAATAACTATAAAGATCGCTTACTCATCAATGACTTTAAAAAGCGAGCTCAGATTGTACGCATAGACAACATCGATCCTACTTCATTCTTTGTTAAAGTTGAAGAAGTCGAACAAATTCTATACGAGAAATACCGTTCAGATATTCTTAATTTCGATTCCACATCACCGTCTACTCTTTCTACTACTGCAAATTCGATATTTTTTATCGAAGCAATGATGAGAGAATTTAGAAGACTTCGTTACTTTAGAGTGCATATTTCTAATACTGACAAAAAGAAAGACACTAGCTCTCCAGTAAAATTTGAGTACAAAATTATGCATTCTCGAATAGACATTTCTAATAATGCTAGTGCTGAAATGCGTAAAAAGTGCAAAAGAATCTTTCAGAAGATTGGAGTCTACAATCCAACTATTTTTAATCGAAAACCTTACTTCGAAATAGCAATTAGAGAGCTATTTTATAAGCTCGATCAATACTCAATGAATTTTGATAGAGAAGACGAAGAAGTTAAGAACATTGGCGAAATTATGGGCATGATTGGTCCTAAGCTAGAAATCGATAACGCTACTGCACTTTTCATCATGGAAAAATAACTCCTAGCCGAGATAAATATTAAAACAAGAAGTCTCGGTGAAATTTGAGTACAAGATAACATCCAATAACATTACTTACAATCCGGGAGACACTCTACTTATAGACTTCTCTCAGGCATTCTTTTACGTAAAATCTATCGATAACATCGATCTAGACTTTACGCCAATTGAAGCATGGAACGAAGGTCATGACGTTTATATACGTTGGACCTACGACGTAATTCAGCTAGATAGAGCTACCGGTAAACCCCATACAGTTTGGTCAGCTTGGGAACAATTCACGAAAGACGGCGCTAAAGTCGAAAATGTAGAAGATTTGTACCGTAAGATAATTCGTAACAAATCTGATTCTTTTGACGTTCAATTTAAGGTTGTTCGTAGAGGTACAACTTCTGGTGCTAGAAGCGTCGATAAACTTTTGATTGAATATACACCTGGAAAAGTTCCAGAAAACGTAGCAACTCCAGTAATTTCTCAAAACGGCTGTAAAGTTAACGTTTGTCCTACTACAAACTTCTCTTCTGGTATCACAATTCAATGCGATACAAATTTGTTTCGTCCTTATGATGTAATTGCTCCAGCGATTAAAATCTATCATGAAATGGCTTGCTCTGTTTCTGAAATGTTTGGACATTGCGTTAGATACTTTAAGACTCAAGCTAAGCTCGAATCAGCTGATCCGATTCTAAAAGAATATTCTCTATACGAAGTTACAGATGTCAAAGACATCAAGATTTTGATTCCTGACAATCAATTCCCTGATAACGCTATCAAATTCTTACCTTATGATATGGACTTCGGTGAAGGTATCGAATGTCATATTGTGAGAGAGCATTTTGAAAGAGCTTTCGGACAATCTGATCTACCTGAACAAAAAGACTACATCTACTTCCCTCTAATCGATCGTATATTTGAAGTTCAATCTGCTTACCTTTATCGTGACTTTATGGCCACTGAAGCATATTACAAAGTGATGCTATACAAATGGCAAGATAAGCTTAACGTTATGCGTACAAATCCTGAAATCGATAAATACGTTAACGATCTACACATTTCATTAGATGAAGTTCTAGCTCCAGAAATACAAAAAGAATATGTTGAAGTAACAAAACCTATGCAATATCAAACTATAGCGATAGGTGGATTTGATAGCGTAAGAAGTCATATCAACGAAAATCTAGTAATAGAAACGAAAGATCTGACGAATTATTTTACTATCGTCGGAAAATACTTCTACAATATGCCTAAAGGTATGAAATGGAATGATATTGCAGTTAAGTACAAATTAGAAGTAAATCGAGGTGCTACAGCTAACACTGCATTTACTATGTGGTTTAAGCCTCAAAGAGCATTAAAAGAAGCTTATGATGTTCTAATAGACGGTTACAATCAAGACGAACAAAAAGGTTTTCAGATCAATCTAAATTATAATTCGGTAACAGGAAATACGAAATCTATTACGGTAATTTCTAACTCTCAAGTTCGAACATTTGATGTTAATTTCCCTGCACTTTCTCCTAATGATTGGTATGCATTGACAGTAAATCACATGAACGAATTTGGACAAATTTCAGTACATATATGGAAGATGAAGTACAATTCTGCTTTGCCTCCAATGGGACAACAGAAGACAACTGATTTGCAATTAGCTTTTACTCAAGTTGCAGATATCAATCCTGAAGCAATCGATCCAACATCAACAATATTCCAATTGAGAGCAGGTGGTACATTAATGACAAACATAAGAATTTGGAGAGAATCGATGGAAGAAGAGAAACAACCAATCTCATTAAATCAATTCGTTGTTAGAGACCAAGATGTTGCATTACTCATAGACAATGCTATTCCACCGCTTCGAATGGTGCGTGAATATGTTCGTTAATAGAGGTATGCCTTTATCATCATTACGGATATATAAAATAAAATTCCGATGTTTTATTGCTATATTCTATTAGACCCTACTAAGCCAGGAAAATTCCAATACGGTCCATATCAATTTGACTATTCACCATTTTATGTCGGAAAGGGGAAAGGTGATAGAATTGACAACCATGATAATCCTCGAGATACAAAAACTAAAAAGAAGGCAACTATAGTAAAGTTGAAAAAAGAAGGATTAGAAGCTATAAAAATTAAGTTATTTGAAAACTTAAGTGAATCTTCAGCTTTCGAAATCGAAAAATCAACAATTAAAATTATAGGCAGATTTGATTTATGTGAAGGTCCACTCCTTAATCTAACTGACGGAGGTGACGGTGTTTCTGGAAAAATTTACACAGAAGAAGAGAAGAAATACAAATCAAAAAAATCTAAGGAGTGGTGGATTCTATTAAAAGAAGATAGGGAAAGATATAAAAGTTATATTTCTAAATTATCTTCTTCAATATCAAAATCCTTAAAAGGCGTTTCTTACGAAGAGAGATATGGAGATAAAGCCGATAAAATGAAACAAAAAAGGTCTGATTGGACTAAAGATAATTTTCATAAAACCGGATTAGGTCAAATGAATTTTGAAGGGGAAAATAACCCGATGTTTGGAAAGTCATTATATAATGTTTGGTTAGAAAAATTCGGAAAAGAAGAAGCTGATATAAAATTGAAAGAATGGAAAGAAAAAAAATCAGGTAAAATTCCACATAACAAATCTCATGAAAAAATTGCACAAAAAGATAAAGAAGGCAATTTAATAAAGATTTGGGAAGGTTATCCTGAATGTTTTGGAAAACCGAATATATGCAAGGTTCTTAAAGGTAGAGGAAAATTTGCTTACGGTTTTATTTGGGAATACGTAAGATAAAATTACAATCAATTAACTAAATATTATGCGATAGACTGTAAAAAGTTTATCGCATTTTTTTATTGACCTTGAAACCCACTCGACCAAAGGTTCATATAACGATTACTTGACGTCCAGGTTGAAATGATAGTCTTTTCTCCGAGGATTCCCAGCCCGACCGAGGATTCCCAGCCCGACCGAGGCCCCACCGAAGTTACGAGATACATATACTACAATATTAAAGTAATATATGGAATCAAACCAAGAAAATCCAGTAAGACGTTCTATTGATGAATTGCTAAATGATGAATCATCTTCAAGCCTACCGGCTCAAAATGGAGGTGGTGGGTTGCCGGCATTTCAATTGAACGATCCGATTGATTATGATGAGATGAAAGCGAGTTCTATGAATCAATCGAAAAAGCTGATGAATTCTCTACTTAAGTTCTATCTTTCCGAAGAACTCATCAATAAAAATGAGTACATCACTGCAAAGGCCAAATTAGAAGTGATGACTCTTTCTAATCTGATTCAGCAAATGCAATACGCTGAACGTGCAATCACAACTCTAATGAGAACCATCGATTCAGGAGAAGTAAGTCCGAGAATGTTCGAAGTTTTGGGAGGATTGCAAAAAACGATGTTAGACATCATGAAACATCAAACTCTTCATATGATGGCCGCAGAAGAAAATATGAAGAAGCTTAAACGAGATATTGACATCTATTCTGACAATCAGACAATAGAAGTCAAAGGCACTAGCAAATCTGGTGATAACGTTTCTCGTGGAACTCGAAATCTGATGAAGGAAATTCAAGCCGAATTAGGTAATGAAGAACCTGAAGAAGATTCTACCGATTTCGATTCCGAAGAACAAACTAATATGTAATGTTTAAGGTAAAAGAGTACAAAGAAGAAAAGCAAGAAGACGACGGTAGGCTAATCTGGAATACCGAAAAAGTAAACAAACTTCTTGCAGCGATGGAAGAAGGTTATCAACCTACTGACCATCCTTTTTATGAAGGTGATCCGAATTACAAAAAAGGTAATATCGTATTCGAATATACTGATTTGGAATTTGCCGAACTCAAGAAATGTGCGAAAGACATCATTCACTTCGCAAATAATTACTGTCAAGTAATGACCGATGAAGGATACGTGAAAATCAGCCTTCGTCCATATCAAGAGCGAGTTCTCAAATCTTATCAAGCTAATAGATGGAATATCTTTCTAGCACCAAGACAAGTAGGTAAGACAATTACGTCTTCGATATTCTTGACTTGGTTTTTGCT